ACAGCGTCTGATACGGTCTTGACAGCTTCAATACTGCCGCTGGCGGTTTGAACGGCGCCGATGTTGTTTGCCGCCGTTTTGATGACACCGATATTTTCAGCGTCCGTCTTGATACTGGACATATTGTTTGCCAACAAATCCAGATTGTCTTTGTCGGCGTAAAGCGTTTCCACTTTGTCAATCAATTCTGCGGGGTCGGTGTCTGAAAAGACATCGACGGTCACGGCGCGGTTTGCTTGTTCCTGCAACTGCTGGCACAACATTGTCGTCTTATCCAAATTGTGTTCCAGCGTGTCGGCGGGAAACGCGTTGTAGTTCTGATAATCGCTGCTCTGCCGGTAATCGTATTCGCGATACACGATCAGCGAATACGCGCTTGTCTTTTTATCCGCAACAGTAACCGTTCCGCCCGTGCCGTCATCATTCAGTTTAACGGCGTAATCCGTTCCGTACGTCAATTCCGTTTTATTGACGCCGTCGGAAATGGAAACTTTGATTGCCTGTTTGGCGGCTTCTTCCGTCGGGTCTTTTGTTAAGCAATGGAAAAAAAAGTCATAGGTGTTTGTTGCGCCCATGACCATTTTTTGCGTTTTGCTGACTTGGCTTTCAACTGTCATTTTTTAACCTCCGTTAGCTCCTTGTCATAATCCAATGCTTCCCTCGCCATATTGGTCATTTCTTTCCGCAATTCGCGCATTTCGTCGCGTTTTTGGTCGGGGGTCAGCGTTTCGTCAATGCGGATTTTCCGCAGTTCCTTGTTTATCGCCCGAATTTCCTTGTTTGTTGATTTCATCGCGCCGTACCTGTCCAAATCGGTTTCGTGCTTTTCGGCGTATTCGTCGGCGCGGTCGCCGTCCTCCCGCCCCAGCTTTTTCAGCGTGTTATGCACCCGTTCGACTTCATCGAAAGCGTCCATAAACTTCTGCACGCTTTCCGAATTGTATCCGCTGGCTTCTCTGCCGATAATGCCGCGCACGACGGGCATTTCTCCGGCTTCCCGCGTCGGCGTTCCCGCTTTCATCATGTCGCCCAAGTTCAGAACGTCTTTCACCAGTCCCGCGCCCATGGACGTGATAACGTGTTCGACTTGCGCGGGGGAAAGCCCCAATTCTCCGGCGAACTTTGCGATTTCGCTGGTTCTGTCCGTAAATTGTTCTGCCGGTTCAACGTCCGTCAAGTACGCGGGAACAATATCCTGTCCCGTGTAAAAATTGGTGTTGTACCGCAGTTCAAGGTAAATCCTCGGCAACAGCGGCAAAGCGCTTGACGCGTCGCCGATAATGTTGAACGCGTCAAAAATGTTCTTTGTCTGCGCTTTCCAGTCGATATCACCGCCCTCGACGCTTCCCTCGACAACGGCTTGCGGCAATGTCGCGAAAACAGCGCCGTAAGCGAACGGCTTGGGAATGGTTACCCAGCGACCGCCGATTTTGATATTCCAAAACGTGTTCTTGCGCCACGCCGGAATTTCGGCGTATTCGCGTTTGTCGTCGTCCGGCGCGGGACCATGCGTGAAATACCACGACAGTAAAACGCTCGGAACCGTCAGTTCGGCAAAAGCCCGAACGCTCATCTGAACGGGGCGTTCTTTGAACTTTCCGCACATGGTTGCCAAACCTTGAATGTTCGCATTGAAAAACGTCAAATACTGGTTAAGGTTTTTGGAAATCGTTCCGCCTTTTGCAAAATCGATGGTCGAATCCCTCGACGCGAAAGCGGCTTCTTCGCCCGACATTCCCTTTTCAATGCCTTTTCTGTACACGCCGACGCGCGTTCCTTCTTCAAACAGCCCGCCCAGCTGTTCAATGTAGAAAAACGGATTCAGCAGACGCAGTTTGCTGGCGTGACCGAACAAATCCCTGTACGGGTTCAGCTTTGAATTTTCGTTCAGCTGCATAAAGCTGTCAAAGCTTCCGCCGTTGGCTTTCCATTCCTTGTAGGTGTCCGTCTTCATCAAAACGTCGTATGCGCCGCGCAGGGTATCGACAACGGGAATAAACCCGACGCCGGACTGTATTGACGCGTCGATAGTGTCGCGCAACGGATTGCGGATCAGCGCGAACGTGATGTTCGCTTGTGTCGCGCCCCACCGCAGCAACGCGTTCGGATATTTCGCCAGCCAGTCGATAACAGCGGGGGATTTCCAGTATTCGACGCCTTCAAGGGCTTCGTACAAATCAGAATGAACCTCAATGTATTTCTTCTGTCCGTTCTGGTAATACGGCACAATGTTTTTCGCCCTGTCCAGTTCGCCGTACATCGTTTCAAAACCGACGTCCAGCGTTCTGTGAATGTCTTTCAGCCATTCATGCGGGCTGTTTTCGACATACCGCTTTACCAGTTTTTCCGCCGTCGGGGCGACGGAATGCAGCAGTTCGGGCGCGTTGACGTATGCGTCGTACAGGTTGGCGACCAGTTCCTCGTCGGCGTACAGATAATCGGCAAAATCCTTTTTCGGTTGTTTCGTTTCACGGACAAAACGCCCGTTTTCTTCGGACAATACGGCTCCCAGCCGTTCGTTTGCCAGCTCTTTCAGCTCTTCGCGGACTTCGTCGTTGGTCAAAACGGCTTTTCCGAAACCTGCTTTGTAATCCAGCATGTGCCCGAACTCATGCGCCAGCGCGGCATCGCTTCCGAACTTTTCGCGGATTTTGTTTTCGATGGGCAAATAAACGCCGAACGCCCGACCGTCGGCGGTCAGTCGCTTATTGGTTCGTTCATACGTCCCGCCCAGTTTCTTTATGCCCGCTTTCAGCAAATCGCGCAAACCTTTGTCAAAACTTGCTCTGTCGGGCAGTTTTTCCTTGACCAGCGACGGCATGGCGCGACGCATTTTCGCAACGCGCAGTTTGATGTCGTTCTTATAAGCGTTTGAAACGATTTTCGCCGTGTTCGTCACAATGCTGGCAAACGGGTTGCGAATGTCCAAATCGCTGCCTTGAATTTTTTTCAGCGGATTCTTGCTTCTCAAAATTCCGCGGCTTTTCGCGTTTTGTTGCGCCGGTTCTTTGACGACATCGTCGGGCAAAACGCGGTAGAACGGGATATAATGCGGGTTGTTTTCCAGCATTTCGGCATAAGCTTTTTCACTCATCAGCCCGCTGTCCACCAACAAATGCGACACGCGCTGCTGATAATCGTAAATTCGTTCGGCGTAATGGTCGAAACGCATGAAGTTTTCGCCGTATTTCTGCTTCAAATACGCCGCGAAGTTCAAGCTTTCTTGGATTTTCGCGTCGGAAACGTACACGTCGTCGCGCTTTTCCAAATCTTCCAAATAACGCTTGGCAATCAAATAGCCGCCCAAATCGTATTCCGCCGTTTTCTGGTTTGTGCCGAACTCCGCTTTGAAATCGTCCACAATGGGCAACAGTCCTTCGCCCGTTTTTTTACCGTTCAAATCAGTTGTGAAATACTTGATTGTCGTTTCGATTTTACCGCCGACACCTGCATACAGCCGCGCTTTGCGGTAGATGTTCTTGCCGAACGCTTTCAGCGGGCGCAGATAATCCGTCCACCGCGCCGCCGCCAAATCTTTCGGATCTGCTTCGTACTCCATGAACGGGCGACCGAACACCGTTGCGGCGTTTTCCGTTTCCGCCGCCGATTGAATGCTTTGTTCCGCCAGCGCGGCGGGACGCGCCATTGTTTCGGGCGTTATGGCGAACAATGCGCCTTGATTTTCATCGGGCGTATATCCGCTTTCCTCTTCGGAAACGTTTTCGGCGACGCTTTCGACGTTTCCCGTTTCGTTCCCTCTGGCTTTGTCTTGGTAATGCTTGTACAGCTCCGTATGAACGGCGAAATTTTCCAACTTTCCGTCCAGCTCTTCCAAACGCGCGACTTCGCTTTGAATGCCCTCCGGCGTAACGTCGAACGACAGCCCCATGGACTTGGCGGCTTCCGGATTCCTCAACGCCCCTTTAACCGCTTTGATTTTGTCTTTGATGTTCTTTCTGTCAGCCGAAACCAGTTTCGCGATTTGCTCTTGCTCTTTCAGATAAGAATCGTCAAAGCCGAACAAGTTTCCCTGTTCGGCTTTTGTTTCTTTGGCTTCTCCGCTCCGGCTCAGAATTGACATAAACGCTTTCAACTCTTCCGCCGTCATGGTTTTGGCTTTGGTTAGTCCGACTGCTTGCAGTCTTTCGTTTCCGGGGGCTCCTTCGGCGATTGCAACTGCTGCTCTCTCTGCCACTTTTCCGCCGAGATACGCAGACCTAAGCAAATCCGATCCCATCTTTCCGATGGACCAGCCGTGTTTTCCCTTAACCCTTGCAAGAAGTCCTCGTCTATCGGCTTCCCCTTTATCGTATATTGCAGTTGTGAAGTATCTGACATAGTCTTTCGTTGTTCCTTTTTCGTCCCGAATGTTCTGCTCCGCGTCAAACGTCAATGCGTCTTTTTTCGTGAACCCGTCGGCTTCTTTGACGGTTTGCGCGGGAATCGTCTTTTCTCCCGTCCGCCGCGCCAGCTCCAAACGGTGCCGCCCGGTGATGACTTCTTTCCGCCCGTCCAAACGCTCCCAGATGACAATCGGGGCTGTTCCGCGGCGGTCGTACACGCCGCCCAGTTCTTCGCCCGGAACGACGCCTCTGTCGTCCGCCCCCTCTTTAAAATTCGGCACGTCTTCGGACAGCGTGATTTCGTCCAGCGCGACCTCGCGGACGGGGTAATCTCGGACATTGTCCGATATGCCAACCTTTTTGGCAAGGGCTTCTTTTTGCGTTTCGCTCATATCGGCGACGGTTGCCTCCGCCTGTTGACGTGAAAATCCTTTCTTCATCAATCCGTTGACGGCGCGCACGGCGGAATGCGATCCGACACCCATAATTGTGAACGCGCCGATTTCAGCCAGCATTTGTTCCTTGTCGGGAAACAGTCCGTCCAAAATCTGGTCGGTTGTCGATTTGTCCGATTCGTTCAGCCCCAGAACGGCGCGGGCGACATCGCCCAAACGTTCCTCGCCGTATTCGCCCAAAATGCCGTTGAAATAAACCTTGTCGGACAGCATTTTGGAAATGTTCGCGTCGGGCATAACCTTTTTAATCCCGCGGAACAGCGCGTCCTTGAACTTGACGGGAATATGCGCTCCCATTCTGGCGACGGCGGGTTGCATCATTTTTGAAACTGGCGCGGCGATTTTGGAAATGCCGCTTTGAATAGCACCGCCCGCCATTTCGCTGGAAACTTCAACCAGCGAATCGGCAAACGCTTTCGTCGCCGTCAGCGCGGGGCTTTCGTCCATGTCTTTCAGCAATAAATCGCCTTTGTCCGTCAGTTCCATCGCTCCCGCAAATCTCCGGTCGATATACGCATTCGCGGTCAACTGCGGCATTGCGGCGGTCGCCGACGCGGCTTTTGCTGAAACGGTCAGCGCTTTCTTGGCAAACTCTTTTACGCCTTTTTTGACAGCCTGTTGTGTCGCCGCTTTTGCCGCTTGCGGTGCCGCACCGGCACCGAACGTCGCCATTGCAACGGCAAATTCCGTCATAAACGCAGGGGCTTGGTTCAGTATGTTTCCGATCTGCCCGCCGATTGTCGTGCCACGCATTTGCTTTATCATGTCCTCGCGCACTTTGTCGCGAATGTACAGCTTTGCGGCTCCGTCGCCGTTTTTCGCTTTTTCCAGCATCTGCAAATCGGCAATGCCTTCGCCGGCTTCCAACCCGCTTCCGATAAACGGCAAAGAACGGACAAGCCCTTTGCCTTTGATAGCTTCGCAAAAACCGATTTGCGGCATTTTGGCGATTTCCGCGCGCTCTTCTTCCGTGAACAGATTTTCAATCAACCGCTTTTCGTCTTCCGTGTCACCGATAGTGTCCGACGAATGACGTTCGATCTGCTCTTGAAATGTCGGGGCGGGTTCGTCGGCAAGCAAATCGCGTGCCGGGGTTTTGTCTTCGACAGGCTCCATGCCCAATTCCGTTACGAACAAATCCCTCATTTTTTACCTCTCAATTTTTCCAAAACTTCGGGAATGCTCAATCCCCGCGCCTGTGCCGTATAAATAACCTCTTGCGGCGTATATCCTCGTTCCGACAAAAACAGGGAATCGCTGTCCGTAAAGCTATACGTCGCGTTTGAAACGGCAAGGTCGGTTTTCGCCCGAACCTTCACGGTCTGTTCGGATACGACCTGTTTTGCCAGCTCTCTGCGTTTCAATTCGTCCATATCCTTGTTCCATTGGCTGATAAAACTGTCCTGCGCGTCTTGGCGTACGGACGATGGCAGATACATGGAAAAAATCGAATTTGCCTCGTTGACGTTCGGCACGTTTTCGACGGCATACGAAACCGCGCCGTTCATAATGCGTTCGCGCGTTTTCGCGTCCAGCTGCTCCCATTGCGCCCCGTTCGGGTTTTCCTGTTGCAGCTGGCGCGCCATTCCCTCGATAACCAATCCGTGAACGCTTGCCCGTGTCGCCGTGGATTGAACCCCCATGCCTTTCAGCTTTTCATCAACGGCTTTCATTCCCTCGACATACGGGTTTTCCGCCCGTGTCCCGCCGGAATAGCTCCGCCGTGTTTCGTGCATGGACGTTCCGATGATTCCGTTCAAATAGGTGTGCGCCTGTTCTTTGGTGATGTATCCGGCTTCCAGCGCGCTGTAAACGTCGTCGCGCAAGTTCAACAAATCTTCCATTCCCTTGCCGTGCTGTACTTTTAGCCGTTCGGAATTGATTGTTTCCTCGATTTTGTCGTCCAGTTCCAGCCGAGCGGCGACCGCCTGCGTCGGATCGGCGGCGTTTTTCCGACCGCTCCCGAAATTCAGCGTCAAGCCGCCGCCTTTGCCGGATTTTTCAGAAAAGCCGCTCAGCCGCATCAACGCGTTTTTTTCGTTCTCCGAAATCTTGTCGTTTTCTTGAATGTCCGCCAACGTCAAACTGCCGTCGGCGTATTTGTCAAACAAGCGGTTTCCCTCGCTGCCGCGTTCGACCAGCTGATTTAAACCGTCCATAAAACGCTGTTGTTTGATTTTCAGCGCGGCGGCTTCGACCAAACGCTTTTTGTCGTCGGCGTTCAGCCCGAAGCTATCGGCTTCCCGCAACGCCTGCGACGCGTCCGCGTCCAAAACATACGACGCCCGCGCGAAATTCCACTTGTCCATATCCAAAACGCGCTTTGTCATGGTTTCCTTGTCGATGTATCCGGCGCGGTACGAACTTTCCACATCGGCTTTGTACGAATCCTTGAACGCCGGATTGCCCGACGTTGTGAAATCGTCGCGGTTTCTGTATTCGGATTTGATTAAATTCGCGTTGTTGTTGTCGATGTACTTTTTGCGGAATGTACCCGCCAGCTTGCTTTTGGCGACAATCAGGCTGATTTGGTTGTTACGCGAAAAATCCTGTGCGCTTTTGGGCAAATCAATGCCGCCGACAATAGCGTCGAAAGCCTTATCCAGCCGTTCGTTAAAAGCTTGTTCCTGCCGGTTCAAATCTTTTTCGTTGGTGTACGGGACGGCATTTGCTTCGTCCAATATGCTTTGTGTTTGCTCCGCCAGTTTGTTTTTAGCGTCCAGCTGCACTTCCGCGCTTTGCGTTCTCAGCCATTTTTCCGCGACATTCTGCATCGCGTTGCCCAGCCGTTCCGCCGCGCGGGCGACGGGTTCCGCCGAATTGACTGTTTGTCCGCCTCTGGCGTGTTCGGTGTGAATGTTCGCCCGCGTGTTGTACAGAGGCGTTTGATAAACGGGTAATGTCGCCATTGTCTTAACCCTTTACGTTCTTCAATAAATTGGTGGGCTTTCCTACGCTTCCGCCGGTAGAACCGCCGCCATAGTAAGCTCCGTGTGTTCCCGCAGTAGACAGCAAACTTGCCGCACCGTTTATATATCCCGCTATCTTCGCCGTTTTAGCGTTCCGTTTCGCCGCCGCTTGATTTTCCCGCGCGGCGATTATTGCCTGCTGGTTGTCAAAGCGGGCATATTCCTGCTCAATGGACAACGCTTCCAGCGATTGGGAGAGGCTTTCCGCGACCGACCCCGACATTTTCACGCCGGAATGCGCCGCCGCTGCGGAATATCCTCCGGCAACCTGCCGCTTTTGGTCTTCGTAATTCGCGTCCGTGATGGCTTGCTGGATTTCCAACACTCTTTGTTCGCGGGCGTATTTTTGCGCTTCTTCCTTATATGCGGCGGATTGGGCTTGTCCCGCGTAAATGGACGAAGCCACGCTCAACACTCCGCCGGCAATCAATAATGCACCCATGGCTTACCTCACTTGTCAACTTCATTGACGATAGGCGCGATTGCCAGCACGTTCATCGGCAGCGGCTCTTGCTGCTCGACGGTAACATTCGCGTCCCACGTCCAGCCTTGATTGTATTTGATGTTCGGAACAATCCCCGTGAACAGCGGTTGGGGCAATCCCATGGGAACGGTCTGATCGCGGTATCTTACGGTTTGCAGATTGTCAAGCGTTCCGCCCACACGACAGCCGGATGTCCGCCATACCCGCAACGCCAGTTCGTTAATCCGTTTGCGTTTCCCGACCGCCGTTCCGTTCTGCGCCCCGACGTCCAGCGGCATGGTCGTCATGTACGACCGGTACGGCAATCCGCACACAACATAGAAAGCATCGCGCTCCATTGTGATTTTGCCATCGGCAACCGTTCTTTTCGTCTGAACCGCGCCGTCCGCCAAAATTTGAACTTCCATTCCCTCCAAATGCTCAAAACCCGCCAGCGTTTGAACGGATACGCCCCAGCGTCCGCCGATTGCTTCCGCCGCCGTGCTGTCTTTTTCGGGTTTTGCCGTCGCCGTCTTTGCGTTTTGAACCGCCGTGATGACGTATTCGGAAACAACATTGAACAAATCATCAACAATGCGGACGCGGCGCATAATTTTTGCTTCGCTGAAAATATCCGCGCTTGCCGTCAGCGTTACCGTTTTGCCGTCCGGATTGTTGGCGATTTCCAGTCGGTTGCCTTCCGTTTCTTCAAACGCGCTGTAATGCAGTCCGTCGCGGACATACCAGCATTCGGATTGATTTTCCGGCGTAATCGGGTTTTGAACACGCTCAATGTGTCTGACATACGCTCCGTTGATCAGCCGCTTGACGATAAAATAAACTTCGTCGTATTCGCCGTTCATTGACGGGATTGTTTCGACGCTTTCGACTTCACCGTCAAAATCCGCCAAAGCCCACGCTTGAACCTGCTGTTCCGTTTCAACCGTCAACATGGCGACTTTGCCGTCGCGGCGCAGGCAATAAATGACGGAATCGGGGGCTTTTTGATAAGCCACCGCTTTAATCGGACTTTCCAACAGGTGTTCCGAAAACAACGACACGTCAACGGCTTTATAGGTGTCCAGCGTATAATCATACGAAAACTGACGGACTTTCTTTCCCGTTCGCTGCACGAAATAAACCAGCGACCCCAAGGCGGGCGGCTGTATCGGTTCGCTGCCCCAGTTCGTTTTGGCGTTGGCAGAAACGCTTGTCGGCGTAATGCCGGAATCCCCGCCGCGAACAATAAATTCACAGCCGTATGTCCCGACCAGCAAATTGTTTGACCCGATAACCCATTGAATAGCCGACCCGTCGCCCGCGGCACTTGCCGCCAGTTCAATGTTGATAGCCCCGTCAGCCTCGTTGTTCACGGCGGGTCTGAAATCTTCGTAAGCATAGGGGCGCGACCCGTACACGTTTCTGGGGTTCATCGTCGTTCTGGCGTAGTATAGCCGCCCCTCAAAAACGGCGACGCAGGACGGGTATCCGACCTTTTCGCTCCATGCGCCCTCCGACCATACTTTTGTCGCTTCCGCCGCGGACAGCTTCCACAAAACTTTTGCCGATACGGTGCGAGCGTTCGTAAATCCCGTGATTTTGAAACGTCCGTAATCCTGTTCTTCGCCGACCGTCGTTTTCGCGCCCAGCTTCCAAATCGACCCGACGTGTTTCGCCGTGAAAACGTCGGCGCTTGCCGTTACGGTAATATCTCCCTCTACGGAGGACGCTTTCAGTGTCGTGTCTGTTGTGTTCTCGTCCAAAAACGGCGTGCATTTGAATTCGATTTCACGCAACTCCCAGCTGTTCGACGCTTTCCGTATCAATTCCAGCGGCTTGTTTTTGTGCGTTTCGTCGTCCAAATAAACGATTTTCAAGACATCGTCCAGCTGAACATATTGAATGGTGGACAGCTGAGCGGCATTGAACGGATTTCCGATTTCATACGGTTCGCCCTGTTCGTTGACGACATACGAACCGTCGCGGAAAAATCGGAAATATCCCGCGCCGCATTCGATGATATAGCTGTCGTTCGCCGAAAAAACGAATTTCAACAACCGCGCCTTGCCTTTGGCATTGTTGATGTATTCCGTCCCCGCCAAACGGCTGACAACGCCATACGGGCGCACCCAGCAATTACGGCACTTGTCCAAACAGGACGCGTAAGCTTCAATATCGGAACGTCCGAACATCAGCGGGGATATTTCACCGCGGGCGAATGTGGGATAAAGCGGTGCGACTCTTGCCATATCAGTATCCTCCATGAATAATCGCGTCCACCCATTCGCCGTCTTGCACTTGCGGGGCGGAACGGTTCTGCGCGTTGATGGATTTTGCAATCGGTAGCATTTCGGCTTTGTAATACTGGATTAGCTCGTTTTGCTTTGAACTGCTGTTTGTCAAATCATACGCCACATCGGCGGCTAAGCGGACGGCAAACGCGTCCACGAACGACGGGGAATAAAGCGCATCGTTCTTTTCGACATAGGTGTACAAAATGCCGAACGAATCAGTATTCGCCAAAATCAAATTGCCCTCGCGCCGCCATTGCGCGTCTTGCGGCATTATCTCGAAAATGCGGACGCATTCCGACGGTAGGGCAAAATAATTCCCGCCGCCCCACGCGGGCGCTTCCTCAACCTTGTTTAAAAGCTTTCGTTTCAAAGCGAACACCCACGGCGCTTCTTCCAAAATGGAGCGCAAACTGTCGTCGTACACATTGGAAACAGCCCGCGCTTCCTGCGTCGAATCTTCCAAATTCGTGATTTTGTTTGCACCGATATAGGACAATGCGCGATTGACTATGCTCACTTGGCTCATGTCGAAATCCTTTAAACAGGGTTGAAGCAGGGAACGGGAGCGAATGCCCCCGTTCCTTTATCGTCAGACGACGACGGTTTCGTCGCCCAGCACTTTGACGACTTTCTTTTCTTCCAAACGACCGGCGCCGCCGGAGATTTCATAGTAAATCTGTTTGGAATAAGACTTGTCAGCGCGTTCTTCCATACGGACGAACAGCTCTTCCAACATGCCAAAGCACACGCCTGTTTTGTGATAGGCGTAATAGGACGCGATATTTTCGGTTTTCGTCACAATCCCGTCGGGCAGGAATACGAATTTAAATCCGTAGAACGAACCCAAATCGCCGCTTACCAACGCCTTGACGTTGTTGTAATCGGAACTGGTGACCTGCGTGTTGCCCAACAGCTGTTCTTTCGCCGTCGCGCTGGCAACAAACCAGCGTTCGGACAGAGGAACGCCAGACGCGTCCAAAATCTTGCCGGCATGGCGGATTTTGGCGACGGTCAGTCCTGTTTTCGATTTCGTGCTGCCCGTTTCCGTTGTCGTGGTGGCGCCATCGTAATCGGCGGCAATCGTCTGCGCCGTCGGGAACGTGACGGCAGTCGCTCCGGTTTCGCCGCGGTTTGCCGTACCGCCCAAAGCGGCGTAAATGATTTCGTCGATTTTAATGCCGACGGACGACTGAATGCCGTAAGAAGCCGCGCTCATCGGGTCGGCTAATTCCTGCAACATCAGGGAACGGTCGAAAATGCGCGCGTCTTGATATGTTTTCATATCAATTCGCGTGCGCGACAAATTCGGGTCGTTCTGCGGCGTCGCCCCGTTCGGGGTCGTCTTTTCCGTCATCGACCACGAACCGATCTGGTCTTGGAAGAAATTTTTGCCGGCAATGCCCGTCTTGTTATAGACGGTATTGAACAGCATGGAACGTTCTTGACGCGCCAGCGGCAGAATTACTTGCGAATACTGCTGCGCCCGCACGTCCAACTGAGTATTGTCAGACATAACTGATTTTCCTTTCATAAAAAAAGCCGCTCAAACAAGCGGCGTTAAAACGAAACAAAGCCTTATCCGTTCAACCGAACGGGGGCAAAGCAAACAGTTCGGGGCAAAAAGCTTATCCTGCCATTTGCATTAAAGATTGAACATACTCCACACGCGCCTTTCTTTCGGCTTCGGTGACAAACGTCTGGTTATGTTCTTTGCACCATACGGGATTGTTGCGCTGGTTGCGCACACCCGCAAAGTATGCGTCGTTCGGGTCGGACAAAATGCGCTGCAGTTCTTGACCGGCTTCGGCGGGCGTGCGGGTAAAGCCCGACACCTGTCCCTCCAAACCGCCCAGAGAACCTTCGCCGATTTTTTCGCCGATGGACGACAGCAATCTGATAAATCGGGCGTCGTTTCCGATAACGCCCAAAAAATGTTCGTAATCCTCTTTCGTCGCAGACAGCTTTTTCAGAGTTTGATTTGCCGTCTGCATATTTTCGGCATATTTCAAACCCCATTCTTTTTTCAGCTCCGCTTCCGCCGCGGATTTTTCCGCGTTCCGCTGCTGTTCGATTGTGTCGTTCAACTGCTGAAAATCGCCCAAATGCGCATCCAGCAACTTTTGCGCCGTTTTCGGGGAAATATGGTTTTCACGCATCAGCTTTTTAAAGCCGGACAAATCCGTCCCGTCGGGTGCGGTTAATTCGTATCCGTCGTCTTTGTCGGGAACGCCGAAAGCCTTGTCGTACATGCCCCACGCTTCCGCGTCCGTTTCGTCTTTCGGAATAGCAACGCGTCCCTGTCCCATCAGCGATTGCAGGGACAGATAGCTCTGCGCCAACTTGTTCGGGTCTCCGCCGAATTTGACGATTGACGGATTGTCGCGCAAGGACGCGTCCAGCATATCGGTAAAGCCGGCAACCGCGGCAGAAGGCTGCGGCTGGGTTTGTGTTTCGGCGGCGGGATTGCCGGTCTGTTCAATGATTTCGGGCATTACATTTTCCTTTCATAAAATTTAGCGATTTCTTCGGCGGGTACGTCGTCGCGCATAATGGATTTCAGCGTCAGGACAACGTCCCTTTTTCCGGCGGCGTAGGATATTTCCGCGGGATTTGAGGATAAAACGGGCGTGTTGTATCCGCAGTAATCGTCCATAAAGCGCATAAAATCGGGATATTTCGCCGCAATGTCTTTCAATGCCAGTTTCAAATCCTCGATAAAAGCAGGATTGCTAAGCGTCGCTTGCTTCCGTTTCATTCTTTGCTCCTTCCGCCGCTGTTTTGTATGTTTGCGCCGCGCTTGCCGCATTCGTCAGCTGTTCCGCTTGCGCCTGTTGCTGTGCTCTGGTGTTGCGAACCGCGTCAACGGTGCTTTCGTCGTTGATGATTTTCTGGGAAACGCCCGTGATGTCGAACACTTCCTCGATCGCCGCATCGCCGTTGATTAAATCCAAAACCTCCGGCTTGAATTGAGCGATTTGCCCCGCGATTGTCAGCGCGTTGACAATGTTGTTGACCTCGCTTTGCCGCTGGGACTGTATCAGCCGCCCGACGAACTTCACTTCAAACGACGGGTCTTGCTTCATGATGTCCGGCATATCCGGCAGCCGCCCGCTGTCCCACAGGATAAAAACGACTTTTTCGATCAGCGGCTGTAAAACGTCGTTCATAAACCGTCCGACAGCCGGTCCCAGCAATGTCATTTTTTCGGAAACCCGCTCCATGACTTCGGGAACGGTCATCTGCTTCGTGATACTGCTGAACGCTTGGAACGTTTCATAGAACATCACGCCGCGTATCTGCTGCTGATAGTATTCAAGGAACTCAATTCCAAGCGCGGGCTGTCCGTAATTGCCGATAGGGATAATATCGTCTTTCGGCGTCAAACTGCCGCGGCGGTAGTAATTGATTTGCCGCGGATTGAAATTCGGCGTCCCCAGAAACGCGTCATCGGGCAAAGCGATGGGCGGGTCGGCAAGTTTCATTCCTGCCCTCAGCATCGTGTCGGCGATGGTGTTCGCCGCCCGAACATAAGGCAAAGCTTTCATCGCCGGCGAATAACCGTAAACCTCCTGCGCCCTTTTGTAAAATCGGTGCGCGACAACGGGCATTGACATAAAGCCGTCTTCTTTGACGATTTTCCGCGTTTCCACGTCAACCCACGCCATACGGACGGGCATATTCGCCTTGTCGATTTTCCCGTCCTCCCGTTCCTGCCGCTTTCCGAAATAACACAGGAATTTATATTTTTGGTCGCTTCTTCCGTTCGCGTAATCGTCTTTGACGGCTTGGGAACATTCCGAACCGAAGCGGGACAATGCCTGTTCCGCCGTGTATTCCAGCACCAGATAAAACTCGCTGGGACGTTCCCTTGCGTCTTCCGTGATGAACGTCTTGGAAATAGGGATATTGTAAAACCGGACTCCGTCTTCGCTGTCCTTTTCGGCAAACAATGCCGCCGTGCCGTACACGCCGGACGCTTTGTAGAATATCGGCATCTGGTTGTAAAAATTAGACCGCGACAATGTCAGCAAAACTTCGTCGGATACTTCCTGCATCCACGTTTTGACTTCATCATCTTCGCGCATTTCGGGGTTGGAATGCTGCAAAAACAGCCATTTCGACGATTCCGGCGTCAAATAGTTGGACAATCCCGCCGCCAAAACGTCCGCGCAATCCAACGATGTGCTGTCCAACAGCTTCGGAACGCCGACGGAGTCTTTCGTATCAATCACGTTTCCGCTTTCAACATAAAAGAAATCATGCAGTTTCTGATATAATCCGCTCCATGCGCTGCGCTGGCTTTCCAGCTGTTTGTAATTTTTGACGATTTTTTCGGCGGACAGGTCCATATCAACCTCCCAACAACGTTTTTTTCTTCAAGGGCGCGCTTTCAGCCGTTTCGTTGACCGCGCCCAAAGCGGTTGTGTAAATCGTTTTTGTCATTTCGGCGGTTGCCGCGCGCCTTTTGGCATTGGCGTCAGTCGCCGCGCGCCTTTTGGCATTGGCGTCAGTCGCCGCCGTCGTCTGCGCTTTTGCCAGATTGTTAATCGCTGCCGCCGTGGCTTTTTTCGCTTCTTCCGCCGCCGTGCGACCGCTGATGTCGTTTGCGGACAAAGTTCCGGCGCTGACGACGCGTCCGGCAGCGTCAATTACGCCCATAAGATCTCCTTTTCCAAGGGATTTGACCGCGTCAATCGGAGCCGTCACCCAGCTTTTAATCGGATTTTTTCCGCCCATTTCACAATTCCTTTCTTAAATTAGCGACTTCAAAGCCGCGGTATTGCAGATAAAGGTGAAGCCGCGGCTCAAAGTGGCTCCCCTCGTTGATGTACTTTGCCCCGTTTTCGCGCGCCGTTTGTTCAATGACGTTTTGCAGTTCGTTCAGCGTTTTGAGCGAACGCTTTTCGGGACGTATGTAGAACGAAACGACGACGATTTCCTTGTTCCCCCATAAATCGGGGCAAGGCGTTAAAACCGCGTACTTGTCTTCGTCGTAAATGAAAATCGATTCGTCACGAATAGAATCAATGTAGCTGATCGTGAAACGGTTTCTTTCCGTCAGTCCGTATTCCGCATTGACGGTTTTAATCCAGTTTTCGATAACGCCCCGCGGAACGTCTTTCATCGCTTCGATTTTCATTCAATACCCCGCTATGCTGAACAGGCTTTGGTTGGATGTGTCGGCTCTGCGCTGATACTGCGAACGCTCGAAAGACGGAGCGGCATTGACAGGCGGAACGGCGACCTGTTCGGTCATCGCAAACGCGTCAACGCAATCGATGAACTCGCTTTTAATCGCGTCCTTCGTCACGCCCGCCAACTCCGCCTTGAACTCCGGTAGCCAGTCGGCATCGTCGGGAAAGAAAATAGAATGCGCCTTGAAACGCGGTTGAAGCAGCTTGATGCGTTCCAGCTTAGACCCGCGCTTGGCGTGTTCCATGGGAACGACGTTGAAAAACACGTTCCGGCGTTTCATCTCGGCTGTCAGGAACGGACGCATAACCTGTTCCCACCAGCCTTTCTCCACGCAAAAATCGCGCAAACCGTACTGCCGGACAACGTCGAATATGATGTTCACCATTTCCGCGCTGTCCCAACGTCCGTAGCGGACATTCAACAAAAACCATTTATTGTCCGCGTCAACCGCCGTGACCGTAATGGCGCGGTAGCACGATTCGGGGTTTGTCGATGACGCGGGGTCCATACAGGCGAACACGTTTGACCGCTTGATTAAATCGTCTTTCCACGCCGGCGAATAATAGCGGAAATCGTCTTCCAAAAACACGCGGTTCTGTTCGGCAACCGCTTGGCACATTTTTTCAGCGTACCAAATATCCAGCTTTCCCATTTTGGCAAAACTCGCCTTTTCGGCTTCGATACTTTCCAAACTGTCCTTTTCCGCCCACGTCGGCACGCCGTTTTCGATAACGGGAACGCGTATTGATTTGTAGCCCAACTCGTCGGCGTTTTGCATACAGCGCTCAATGACGCACTTTTCGCCCAGATTGTTGCCAATCATAAAAATGCGCGACGTTTTTCCCAAAAATTTAATATCCGACAGAAACCAATCCCAGTCTGCCGCCATAATGGTTTCGCTGCGGCTGTCGTCCTTGTCCTGTATGTCGTCCAAAATCACGATGGACGGGCGGCGGTCTTGGTTCGACAAGCCGCGAATACCCGACCCCTTGCCGTATGCTTCGATCCGAACGTTGACCGTTTTCCCGTCGCGGTCTTTCACGTCAACGGAAAACGCACGGTCTGATTCTTCGCGGATTTTAACCAAGTTATGCTTAATCAGCGGGTTGGCTTCGTACTCGGCGATTAAATCTTTCAGTTTTGCCGAAGCCATACGCTGGTTTTGTTTGATAATAACGATGAAATTCAGCCCCGTTTTCGGATAGCAAAGACAATGTAGCGGAAACGTTCTCAACGCATAAGACGACTTGCCGCTTTCGCGGAACATCTCGATTGCGACGTTCGCCTTGTCTTTCAGCAACAGGTCGGACAAATCGTAATGGAACTTTGCGGGCGGCAATTCCTTTTCCGGATCGTTCGCCAAAGCGACAAAGCGGAAAGCCACCAAACTGTTTTCCATATCACGCAGGGTCTTTTGACTGATTTTCATAAATCTTCGCCCTTTCTTCCGCGGCTTTTTCAAACAAGCTGAAATTCGTCACGTTCACATCAACTTGCTGTTTGTCGCCGTACATCTTCGGATAGAACTTCGCGGCTTTCCATTTTTCCGCATCTATCAGAACCCGCGCCGCCGCGGGGTCGATTTGCCCCGCAATCAACATTGCTTCAATGTCTTCGATTTTGTCGATGAATGTTTCGCCGCGTTTTTCTCTCGCTCTCGCGTACTGCTCCTTTAACTGAGCGTCGCTTTCCAACAGCTCGAAGAATTTGCTGTTTCCGATGTTCTGCTCTTCGCGCGCTTGCCGGTAAGACATTCCGTCGGCAATCAGCGCGATAACTTTTTTAGCCCGTTCCAGCGGCGTTTCTTTGCGAACAACCTTTGTTCTCTTTTTCTTTTCTGTCATTGTCGGATTATCCTTTCGGGTCGCTCAAAGGCAGAGTGAAAAGAATCACGCTTTCGCCTTGTTCGACTTGGCGGCTTTTTCGGTTTTGTCGCCGTCGGACGCTTTCGACTTGGCGGTTACGGGGGAAACGAAGTTTTCAATTCCCAGCTGCGCGGGATTGACGTTCAGTTTGAACTCTTTGCCTTCGGGAATGATTGAACCGTCGGGCAGGACGATTTCACGGTTTGCTGTGTAAATCATTTTGAAATCTCCATAAAAGAACCGCCTGTCCATGGCAAACAGGCGGCACGAGATTAAGAACAAGAAAAGGCGGTCTTTTTATCGACCGCCTTGCACCAAAATTCAAAGGATACGATGTCGTTTGCCGTTGCACACACAAAACACATCATACAAAAAATATACCGCAAAAATCGGGAAAATGCACAATGCTATTTTGCACAATTAAGCACTTTTTTGCACAATTAAGCACAATTTAAGCGGCAAACGTATTCAAAAATCGCTTTCATCGCCGTGTTCCATCTGTTTTTTGCCGTGTTTCTGTGAATGTGAAATTCCGCCGCGACGATCTTCCACGACCGGACGCCCGACCAATACCCCGCCGTTCCGGCGGGCGCACCGCAGCGAAAACAGATCAGCGTCTTGTCTTCAATGTCAACGGGCATATCGTGCCACCATTCCACGCCCACTTCTTCCGCCAAAGCGATGTCGCGCCCTATAAAGCGTTCATGTTCCTGTATGTCGTTCACGTCCGTTTTGATAAAACGCCCCAGATAACAGGCGTAATCCTTCGGCGCATCAAACGGCAGGCGGCGATAAACACGGAAGGAATGATAGACGCGCTCTTCCACGTCCTCAATCTTGCAGATGTCCTTTGTGTCCTTGACCTCTCTCATGCGTTCCCCCTTTGCCGGTAACTCGTCCCCGATAACTCGAAAAACTCCGCTCCGCCGGATATGCGGTCGTAAATTCTTTGCCCCAGCACGTTTTGAAGTTCGGCGGGCGTGTTGTTGGAAATGCAAATCAACGGCTTGCAGCGTTCGTATCTGGCGTTGACCAGTTCGTACAGTTCCGTGCGTTCATTGGCGGATAACCCCACTTCGTCCAAAATCAGCAACCCGACTTGCGTCAAGGCGTTGACGGGATTTTCGCAGTCCTTTTCTTTCCAAGACAGATGGATGTCGTCAATCAGCGTCTTTGCCGTTGTATAGGAGCAGCGGTCTTCGGAATAAAATTTCCTGCCTCGAAACAGGGATATTTCCGACAGGGCGTTTTTGACGGCAAATGCAAGGTGCGTTTTACCCGTGCCGACGCTTCCCAAAATGACGACATTTCGTTTAAACCCGCAGGTAATTCCGCGACGCAACACGGCGACAAGGCGGCGTTGTTCGTCGGTTGTGCATTCGTAGTTGTCCAGCGACGCGTTTTCAAATCTCGGTAAAACAATCATAGCGGCGTACTCCCAGAATACGACCCGCTTTTCACTCCGAACGACACGACCGTTCCGGCACGCACGGCGTTCTGTTTGTCGCGTTCCCATGTCCGCACAGCCGCTTTCCAGTCTTTCATCGGGTTTTTTCCGACAAACCAGCCTTTCGCCGTGTAAAAGTCCACGAACCGCTCCGCATCGACCGAATAGCCTTGTTCGGCTATGTAGGCTTGCGCTTCCTCAACGGTCGGAGGAACAAAAACGCCGTTTTTGGCTTTGGGGGTACAAACACTTGTGTTTGTGGGGGTATATGTATTTTTATTTTTTTCTTCTTCTGGGGGTGCAGGGGGCATCTTTTCTTTTTTTCTTTTTGTGAACGTGTTCGCATCGCTTCGCATACATTCGCATTCCGAATTATGCGTTTGCATATTTTCGCATTCGTCCGTATCCGTTCGCATTTCGTTTTGTGCGTTCGCATCTTTTGGCATACGGTCGCATTTTTCGATATGCGTTTTTATGCGTTCGCATTCGTTCGCATCATCTTTTATGCAATCGCATTGAAGCGCATCGCTTCGCATTTCGTTTTGTGCGGGCGCGTCCGCGTTTTTGCTTTCGCATCGCTCCGCATTCGACCAGCGGGCAGCCGCCGATCCGCGCGCTTTTTCCGTACGTTCGCAAAATGCCGAATACTCTTTTTCCAGTTGCGAACTGAAAAAATCCCACATCGGAACGTTTTTGACTTCGTAATCGGGGTATCCGGCAATCCCTTTTAAAACTTCCGCTGCCTGTTCACTGGTAAGCGTCGCAAAAAGCGGCAGCCAATCCCGATAGACGCGCGGTGCAAACTGTTTAGCCATTTTATCAAATCCTTTGCTGTTTGATGAAATCGACGCAATCGTCAACCGACCGCCAGACCAGATAAATCTGCCCGGCGGTTTCGAGTTGTTTCTGAAATTCTTTTTGTTCGGGCGATTGCTTGCCCGTTGCCGTCTTCATTTCGACAAAATAAACACGGTTTTTGAAAACGAAGATAAGATCGGGCTGTCCTTTTGTGTATCCCATTTCTTTGTGATGGTTGATAAAGGCGTAACGCCGCCTGTCCGCGTCCGTGAAAAACTTCAAACCGTCCATCACGTCCGAACCGATTATCGTACAGCCGGCAATCCGCAAAAGGCGAACAATCGCCTTTTGCGTGTCATGCTCTTTGATTATAAAGCCCGTTATCTTCGCCATGCTTTACGGTCTGTCGGCTTGGTCGCCTAAAAACACGGGCAGTCCCGTTTCGTTTTTGATGTCTTCAATCATGCCTTTGACGGCGGCTTCGCTGCTTTCTTCCAAGCGGTGCAGTTCATACTGCCAATACACCGCCCCGTCTTTAAGGCGGAAACGGATTTGCGCGGGCAGGCTGTAATAGGATTTCCCGTTCTTGTACATCGGGATTGCAATCATAAACAGCGACGGAACGTCAACGCCTTTATCGGCTTCTTCGTACTTGATTGTCCGCGCTCCCGTCTGTCTGTTATACTGAACTGCCGCTTTTTGCCCGCGCGAAACGTCAATACCCCGTCCCAGTTCAAGCATTTGCGTCGGCGTGGCGAAACGTCCGCCCAATAAGGTGCGCAGTTTCTTTGTTTCTTCCGCCAGTTTGCTTTCGTCCGCTTCCATAAAATCCAAACAACGCTTTTCCAGCAAAGCGGCAAACTCCGTCTGATCCAGCCATTCTTCGTTATGTTCCGCCCAAAACTCCAACTCGTCGCTGGTCTTGGCGCGATAAGTCGCGCCATGCTTGCGCCAGCGCGGCGATTTTTCCGCACCGCCTTTGTCAAAATCGAACACGGCGACAAAGCGGTTATCCGTTTCGTCAAAGAAGATTGCGCTGTCCGCGTCCTTAAAGCGGTTGACGTATGCACAAAAACTTTCCTGAGAATGCAGTTCCGCATAGCCCTTCAACTCACGCGGCGCGGGTTTCAGGCGTTCCGTAATCTCGGAAATGTCCAAGGAGGACAGTTCTCGCGGGTAAAAGACGATTTTTCGCCCGTCAACTTCAACCGTTTTCGGTTCGTGCAGTTCGGCGATGATGGAGTTCAATGCTTCAATGTTAATGTCGTTCATGATGTTTGTTCCTTCTTAGGCTTGAGTGATGACGCGCGGCAGTTCTTTGACTTCCGCCAACGGCAGTTTCATTTGGTTCGGATTTTCGGTGATCAGATTGTCTTCGTCGTTCTTGTAGTAAATCGACTTGCGGCGCGGCTGGACGGGCAGGGTTGATTTGGTCTTTGCCAAAACGTAAAAAACGCCCTGTTCGTTCACAATGTCCAATGATATGGACAACGACCCGCGCGCCGTCTTGGACGTGCCGTCCTCAACCTGCTTGCCGACGGCTTTGACGATTTTTTGCAGTTCGTCGGTCAAATCGACCTCTAACTGACCGTCTTCCAGATTTTCCAGTAAATCCGTGATTCCTTTGACTTCCATGATCTAATCCTCCTGTTTGGTTTTTGTTTCTGCGTAAAAATCGGACGGTTGGACTTTTCCACCGCTCCATTCGCAAATTTTCAACAACAGCTCTCGGCGCGGAATGCTCATTCCGTTGCAGTATCGGCGCACGATTTCATATGACACGCCTAATGCTTTGGCGGCCGAGGACAGGCTGATGTTGTTGTTTTTTAGATATTCGTTCAGTTTCATTCCGAGCTCCTTTCAAAAAGAAGATAACAACTTTTCTTTGTTATCGTCAACTATTTTTTTATGTTTTTAAACTACAAAAAAAATTTGTATGGTTGGAAAGGAGTATGGAAAAATGAATATCATCAAAGAAAAGCGTGAAGAACAACGGATCAGTCAAAACGAACTCGGCAAGCGTGTTGGATTGTCACAACAGCAAATTAACAGAATCGAAAATGACGGCAATATACCGTTGAAGCACATTCCGGCATTTGCGCGTGTTTTAAACATTCCACTGACGGATTTGCTTCCCGACAGTTTTAAGCTCATTAAATTTTCCCCTGCGCCATCAAGTGATTGTATAACAGTAGATGTTTTGGATGCTCGCGCCTGTTGCGGCGATGGTGTGGAAAATTTCAAAGAAAACGTTATCGGTCTCTGGCAGATGCCTAAAACCGAGTTTCAAACTATCACGTTCGCCAATCCCGAAGCCGTCAAAATGTTGCGTGTGTTCGGAGATTCCATGGAGCCGACGCTGAAAGACGGCGACTGGGTGCTGGTGGACACGTCCCGCAATGCCGTCGATTCGGACGGTATGTTTTTAATCCGCATGACTTCCGGTTTGGCGGTGAAACGCATTCAGAACACGATCGGCAGCGACATTGTCATCAAATCGGATAACTCAAAATACGACAACATCACCGCGTCCGCGTCCGATGTTTATGTCGTCGGCAAAGTCATCTACACTCTCACGGCGGAAAAGGTAGGTTAAATTGAAAAAATACTTTTACCTATTTTTTTTGTTGCTTGTTGCTTGTTCAAAAAATGAAAATATAAACGCAGTCGAAGTTTGTTCGTTTATTGAAGAAAAATGCTCTCTTTACCTTGAACGAAACCCCATGCAGGCAACTTATTGCTTGAAGATATATCAAAAAACATCTTGTCCGAATAAAAAGAGTATTCTTGAATTGCTCTGTTTGGATGATTCTTTTGAATGCACACCGGAAAAGAAAGCAGAAGAATCGGAAAACTCCGCTTCAAAAAACGGTTATCCAAGAGATTTGTTCGTAACGGAATTGGGCATGGAATCTGTTAAAACAGATCGGGATTAAAATAAAAAAAAGCCCCTGCTAACAGGGGCTTTTAAATTGCGGGGCATTTTTATACGTTTTCTTTCTTCTCAGCAGCTTTCCAAACACGTTCAAAATATGCGGTGTATTCGGCATACATTAACCCGTCTTTTTCATATTGGAACGAAACGGTTTGTTGGCTTCCTTTGGAATACAAATACGGTCCGATAAACAGTGCTCCGTCAATGCGAAAATAAAAATCCATAGGCAGCCAGTCATACGTTCTGATTTCGATATTGCCGCCGGCTTCTCTTAATTCTGTTCCCCATTCAATCAATTTGTTGATTGAATGACGGATTGAATCGTCCGCTTGTCCCTCGTCACGGGCGCGTTGAACAACAAAGGGCGATTCGGGATTTGGGGTCATGATTCTGATTTTTACCCCTTTTTTTAGCAATTCTTTGATTTCGTCCGTGCTGGAATCGCGCCATGATGACAATCCAAAGCCGATAACATCGATTTCCTTTTTCGCCTCAGCTTGAGCCGTGTCGCAATCAGCGTTCATAGCGCCGCGCGTCTTATAAATGGCTTTCAGTTTCCACTTTTCCATGATGTCGCGAATAGCGCGAAACTTGATTTCATAAAACGAATCAATATAGACGACTGCTGAAGAAGCGATGATTGATGCGCCGATGCTCATCACAATCGTCGACCAACTCTCGCTTGGCACAAAGTAGCCACTCAGCGTAACCACAATTCCGAACAGAAAAGAAACAAGATTGGCAGTTCTTAAATTCATAGATTTTGCTCCAAACAAAATGATCACATAATTCTGTCATACTTCGTTATCCTGTGCAAATCTTTTTACCTCTTTTTTCCTGCCGTTTCTCTCAAGCTGATCAATGCCGGACGTTTCCGTTGTCGGAGGGGATTTTGTTCCCCAAGATCCAAAAAAACGATTTTAACAATTTTTTGTTGTTGACATATACAAATTTATTTTGTAAATTTAACCATAAAAGAGAGTTAAGACAAACGAGGGACAAACACCATGAAAAAGATCGCACGAATTTACGTCATCGCCCCGAACGGAAAAAAATGTTCCGTTATTCCGGCAGGCAACGGAATGGTTCAGACGTGGAGCGGGCAACGGAAGCAATGGGAAAGCTTTCCGATCCGTTGCTGCAAGATTTTGAAAAAAGAAGCATAAGAGGGAAAAATGAACGATTTGATTGTCATTGAAGATAAAACCGTCTTCCAAATGGACGCGGATTTTTCCAAAGCCGAAGAATGGGCGCGTGGACTTTGCGCCAAATATCAGGGCTTGGTCATCAGTGAAAACGATGTCGTTTCCATTAAAAAGGAAATGGCAGAACTGAACAAATACGCCAAAGACATCGACGAAAGCCGCAAAGCGATTGAAAAGAAATATAAGGAATTGATTGCGCCTTACGTCGATAAAATCAAAAGCGTTAAGCAGATTTTCGACGATACCTATAAAGCGTTGGGTTGTCAGGTGAAGGCTTTCGAAACGGCTGAACTGGAAAAACGCCGCGACGAATTGAAAAAACTGATTGATGCGGTCATCGCCGAAAACGATATGGAAGCATACCGTGCCGACTTCGCCGTTCGTGAAAAGTGGCTGAAAAAATCGACTTCGGATAAAAGCGTCATCGCCGATTTGGGCGAAATTGTCGAACGCGTCAAAGAACGCATCGCCGGAGAAGCCGAACGCCAACGCTTAAAGCAGGAACGTATCGAAACGATTACTCAGGAAGCCGAACGTTTGCGGCAGGAATTTCCGAACGGTATGGACGATTCCGTTTTGTCGTTTGCTTTAACGTCCGATTATCCGTTGAGAGAAATTTTTTGCCGTATGCGCCGTTTTGCGTCCCAAAACGAAGCCCTCCGCCGAAAAGGCGTTCTCGGCAAAAATAAAAATGCGGAACAGTCCGTTGCGCCGGTTGCCGAAACCGCGCCGCAATCGACGGCGGACACAACGCAATATCTTTTCAAAATCAAAACGCTTGTCATCGGTCGTGAAAACGCGTTGCGGGTCAAAGACCTGTTCACGCAAATCAAGGCGATTGCTCAGACGTTTGAAAACATTGACTGACAAAGGAAAACATCATGGACAACATTCAGCTTTTGAACAACGATGACGCGTATTTCGCCTACAAAGCCTTATCCGCGTCCCAAATCAAGCAATACGACCACGGGGCTTATAATTTCTGGAAAACGTCCTGCTTCAATCCCGACAAGCCGGAAGAAAAGGAAACGGACGCGCTTGTGTTCGGAAAACTGACGCATTGCCTTTTGCTCGAACCGGAAGAAGCGGGCAGCCGCTTTGTCGTTCAAGATTTCGGCAAGTCGCGCAAAAACAAGGAATACGACAAGGTAAAATCCCTTTTCCCAAACAAATGCGTCGTGTCGTCCGCGGAAATGGAAAGGGCGCAGAAAATGATTGCCAAAATCCGCGAACACAAGCTGGCGAATTTGATTTTCGACGGCGGCAAATGCGAAGTGCCGTTTGTTTGGACGGACGAGGAAACGGGGCTTGAATGCAAAATGAAAGCCGACGCAATCAAGCGTATTTCCGGCGGTCGTCTGCTGATTGTGGATTACAAAACGTCGTCCGATATTTCGTCCGTTCTTCGATGGCCCGAAAAACTCGGCTATCCGTTGCAGGAAGCCTTTTACCGCATGGGCATTGCCAAAAAGTTCGATATGCCGCCGGAACTGGTCGATTTCGTTTTCGTGCTTCAATCCAACATTGACGGCGAGGAAGACGTGATTTGCGTCGCGGGCTGCGATTATGAAACGCAAAACACGGCGGCGGACATCGTGCGTCAGCACATCAACGCCATCGCCGAACGGCTGAACGCGTGGAACGACAGCCGCGATCCGGACATCTTCGCTGCGTATCCCGCCAAAGAAACGATGAGATATTCCAACTGGTATTTGCAAAGAGGAGAATAAACCATGACACAGGAAATCACGCAAAAGAAATCCGACCCCGTCGCCGATTTTATCGGGACGCTTTCCGGCGGTTGGGCAAAAGTGCTGCCGAACGTCTGCACGCCGAAACGTTTTGCCCGTGTCGCCATTACCTGCATGAAAAAAAATCCCAAACTTTTGGAAGCCATGCAAACCGGCGAAGGCAAGCGGTCGTTGGCGGAAGCGTTCATGCGCTGCGCCGAACTCGGCATCGAACCGGACGGCAGACGCGCTTATCTGATTCCGTACAAAGACAACAAAACAAAAGAATATACGATTAACCTGATTTTCGATTACAAGGGCATTGTCGAACTGGCAATGCGTTCGGGTATGATTTCGTCAATCCACGCGGACAAAGTCTGCGAAAACGACGAATTCGAATACAACATCGGTGAAATCATCAAACACAGAATCGACTTCCGCAATGAGCGCGGCGACGCATACGCCTATTACACCGTCGTGACGTTCAAAGACGGCACGAAAAAGACGGAAGTCATGTCAAAATTCGAGGTTGAACAAATCAAAGAACGTTCCAGCGCATGGGCGTCTTACAAAAAATACGGAAAAACCTGCCCGTGGAATACGGATTATGACGAAATGGCGAAAAAGACCGTTTTCAAACGTGCGTCGAAATGGCTGCCTCTGTCAGCGGAAGCTAAACAGGCAATCGACATTGACAACGACAATGAAACGGACTTTCCGACCTACACCGTTGACAACAGAACGCCGGAACAGATGTACGCCCCCGTTGAGGACGACGGCATTATCGACGCGCAATGCGCTGTCGTCGAGGAAAAAGCCGAAGCGGTCAAGACTTTGCCGCCCGCTGCGGATACCGCGCAGACACGGCAGGAACAGCCCGAAAGAATGGTCGTTTGACTGGGATAGCGCGGGCGTTTCTTTTCGGAACGCCCGCCGACAAAGCAGGATTTACACATGGAACAGGAACTTATCACCGCGCTGAAAAAGGCGATTACATATCTGAAAACTGGCTTTTGCGACGAACAGGCGATAGCCGAACTTGCCGAAACGGTCAAACAGGCGGAAGAACACGCACACGCTCCCGCCGTTGTCGAAATCGAACACATGGGAACAATCGAATGAAACAACAGGAAATCAACGCGGTTGTCGCCGCCGTACGATACGAAGACGTTATGGCGCACATCAAAGCCGCCGTCAAAACAATGGAAGAAAATCCAAGCGCGCTTGAAGTCGCCGAAGCCGCCCGCGAACTCCGCGCTTTCGCGACCGTTATGATCCGCAAAATCGAAAGGGAAAAAGATGTTTTTTGAAGAGGCTCTGGCGGCGATGCGTTCCGGTGAAGCCGTCATATTCGACGGTCGTTCCGACCCTTTGTGCATGATTGACGACCAAATTTGCGAACTGACGCACAACGG